TTCAGTCAACTCATGCATTTTTGCTTTTTCTATTTCTTGTTTGTATTCTTCAACGGTTTTACTTTTCAGTACGCCATTGTCCCATACCCACTCTTTTCCTTCCATGATACCTTCTACGAAAGCATCAGGTGCTGACGGGTCTGCAACAATGTCAGCCGCCGTTGCGAGATAAAAGTCCTTACCAACAACCCCTCTTCCGTTTGATTGTTGAATCGAACCCATACCTCTTGAAGATACACCCAACTGTGCGCCTTCGTCAATTAGATTTTTGACGATTTTGCCGTAAGGAGTATCCATAATTTTAGCCTCACCGATGAAGTTTTTACCTTCTGGAGTTAGACTAGTTATCATATGAGAAACTCTTTCGAGATTAACTGTTGGCCCGTCAGGGTGTCCCAGTTCGCCGAAAGCTCTTTTCTTATTGATAAATTCTGTTGTATATCTTTTGACTTCTTTAGCCAAAGTGTCGACAGGATAAACACGACCGTTGCGGTTCTTGATATCTGCCTGCATAAAGACACCTTTAATCTTATAGTCTTGACCGCCTTTTGCGTTGCCTTCTGTTAAGATTTCAATATCTTCAATAGTTTCTGTAATTAGTTTCATTTATCCACCTTTTCGTTATTATAGACTTTATCTACTATACCTTGTTTAATTTCATCTCTCTTGACATTATACTTCTCAGCAAACGCCTCTTTAAATGCCTCAGCCAAAGTTGCCTTTGACTTTGTTCCGACTATTCTTTCTAATATTTCACGAGAACGGTCTTTAGGTTTTCTTTGAGCCATCTATCTTACTTCTATTACTAGTGTGTAGTTATCGCCTGCGACAAATCCTTTCGTAGACAATAACAAATCGCCTGCAGGAGATGTGTTTGCAGTTAGTGTCGCATTATTAGGTATACTATTACCAGCAGTATATAAATCCCAATAACCTGAGCCACTAAAGAATCCTATTGTTGAGTTTGCACCATCTGTGCCACTTCCCGCCCACAATAGTTCTACACCAGATTTACCATTTGTTGTATTGACACTCCACCAAATCTTCGCAACACTCTTTGTCGCATCTTCGGTCATAAATGTCAATGCACTAGCGTCCATTTTTGTTACAAGTGTTTCACCTGAACCATCACTCATATTAGTAAGTTTAACTACAGTTTTAGTTCCTGTAGTATCTACTAAAGTTTGACTTGTTACAACATCAGCCATTAATTTCTCCTAAATTCTGTTACTAACAAATAACTTTTAACTTGATTGTCTGTTGTTAGTTTAAATTGTTTATCGTTACCAAATTTTAACTGATTCGGTCTTAATCCATACTTACCTTTACCAGTCAAAACTAAATCAGTACTTTCAGTATCAGCACTAATTGTTAATTTACCTGTACCTTGTATCAAATAATAGCACTCAATCAAAGATACAAGTGATTCATTTGTACCACCTGTTAAGTCATTCGCATCAACCAACTCTTGGTCGGTTTCACTTCCAATACCTGTCGATTTAACAATGTACTTGGAAGTGGTATCCACAACCGTAACATTACTAATTGCCATGAGAAATTACGCAGTAAAGTTTTCGTCTTTTCTCAATTCTATAATAACACTACCAGAAGTACCAAAAGCACTTAACTCTAAGTCACCTGAAGTTGCGCCTGTGTTAGTTGCGTTGTTAGTAATCTTACCAGCAGTACCATCATAGTGTCCTGTGCCTGCAAGTTGAATTGCTGTTGTATCAGATGATGCACCTTTAAATTGTATCTGTACATGACCTGTATTATCATCAGCAGTACCTTGTACTAACTGCCACCATATTCTAGTGATATCTAGTTTTGCACCATTAGCGTGTCCCGCCAAACCACTTGCGTCAAGTATGTTTGAGTTAGCAGTAGTGTTATCGTCCATGTTTACTAAGACAGTTACTTTACCACCAGCAGCTCCACTACCTGTTGCAATTTTCGTGTCTTTGAGTGTTCTTGTTGCAATAGCCATTTTTTATCCTTTTACTTAATTAATTCGTTGTCAATATAATCTTCAATATCTGTAACACTAACACCGTGTTTCTTTGATATTGCCTTAACAATGCCTTCTATCTTAGAGATGAGAGGGTCAGACGCCTTGTTTATCATTGCATACATGTCTGTTATTGCCGCTTTCATCTTCGGAGATAATTTATTAAACTGCGTAGTCGGTAATGAAGTCTTTCGTTCAACCAGTTTACCTGTAAAACTTTTAAACGAAATTTCGCTCACTTACTCTTCCTCTACTACTTGGTCGTCATCAATCTCAAAATCAACATGGTCATCTGCATCAACTTCAGCCGCAACATCATCAAAAGTCGCTTGAGGCTGTACAAAAGATTGCCCTGTTAGTTCAGAACCAGCCTCTACTGCTTCATATTCATCACCAGCATTTAACCAGTCATTTGCAACAGTTTGTCTTTTAGCATCTAACGCCATACCAATTTTATCAGTCAACGCACTCTTAAATGCATCTTGAGCTGCAACATTATCGCCACTCTGTAACGCATCAACCATATTTACTACACTTTCATTTGACATAATTATTCATCTCCTATATTTATATCACCATATTCATCATCGCCCATATCTTGCGAGGCGATAATTCCTTGTTTAATCTCTCTGGCAATCTGCCCATCAATTTCAATAATATCCTCATCTGATTGTTGTAAGATGTTCTTTCTTACATACTCAACAGAATAGTATTTACCCACATAAGGACTTACTTCTTGTGCAAGACTTAATCTTTCTCTCAGTATCTCTGCATTTTTTAATTCAGCAAAGTACCCGTCTTTTAAGAAAGTATACTGTATGTGTTCTTTGATTTTCTGCCAATCTTCAATTGTGATAATACCTTTTAACACTAACTGTGTTTTAAGTATATCGTTAAAGACGCCAGTAAATCTCTTTCTTAATCTCTGAACGAATTTTGTAAACTTCAGTTCATCTCTTGTAATCTCTGCGGCTCTGCCCATATTGAATCCATTATCTGATTCCATTCTTGACATTGGCACATTCAAAGATTGATATAATTTCTTTTGAAAATATTCAACATCTGATATTTCACCAAGATTTTGACCACCAGACAATGTAGAAACTTCTGTGCCTTTTGCACCTTCTCTACGAGGTAACCAAAAATCTTCAAGCATTGACATGTGTTTTCTGTCATCTCTAATCTCACCAGTAGCGGCGTCATAGACAAGTTTGTTTCTATATCTTGCCATAACATCTCTTAGATAAGACTCTGCTTTTACTTTAGGCAAGTTACCGACATCAACATAGAATATTCTTCTTTCAGGTGCTCTTACTATTCTGTAAATAACAACAGCATCTTCAATCATTCTTAACTGATTGACAGGTTTAATTGCCTTATGTAAATGACCCATAACCATATTCTTAGTTTGGTCAATTACACCAGATGTTACATAGGTAATAGAGTCAGCAGAAATTTTAAGACCAGCATTTGAGTTTGCTGACGATATTCCTTTTTCGTTATACACAAACCATTCTGCGGTTGTTTCTATAACTTCTACGCCTTTACCTTTGTTATCTCTTTTTTTAGCGACTTCACGAACTTTCTTAATCTTTCGTGGGTCGATGTATCGTATTTCTGTGAGTCCTTTTCGTGGGCTCTTTGGGTCGATAACTTTATGAAAGTAGATTCTACCATCAACATACCATCTTTTAAAAATGTCGTGACCTTTTTCGTCAAAGTTAAGCAATCGCAAAACTTCGTCAAATTCATCTCGAACTTTCGCTTTGATGTTATCTGATATCATTAGTTTGTCTAACGATACAGATACAGAAGCATCTCTCTCATCTGAAACAATGACTTCATTGATAATATCTTCGACTGCCATATCACACTCTGGGTGTTGTGCAATCTCACGATATCTCTTTATTAAGTCAATATCATTCTTGGCAGTAACTTCCATATCCAAGTATTGGCCAAAGTAACCGCCAGCGGATATAGTTGTTGTGCCGTCATCAGGGGAAGCGACAGTAAACGCTTGTTTCGCCTCTGCCGGTTTCCCTGAATCTTGATTGTTTCTCGTTATTTGGAATCCAAGTAAATTAGCCATATTATATTTCCTTATAACTTAGTTAAATTTTAAATTATGTAGTTGTATCTGTTTCAAAGTATTGGTAGTCAAGAGTTACACCAAAATCTTCGATAGCATCATTCGTACCATACGAAAGTGCGATACCATCTAATGAAGTTGGAAAGCATCCTCTAATCTGATATTGCTTGATTGAGTTGCCATCTCTGTCTAGGTGGTCTACAAAACCATCAACTTGATAATCGTTAGGGTCTGTAAGACCTTCGTTATCAGTAATGTTATTGATACCATTCATCCATCTTTCAAAAGCACGATACAATTTAAAATCTGTATCATTTAAGATAGTCATGTTCCATGAACCGAATGTTCTACTATCTCCAGCAAGTTTCAATTGACGACCTCTGAAGTTTACAGTTACCATAGGAATATCTTGTCCTGGGATACCTGTCGCAGTACATAAGAATGATAAGTCAGATGTTTCACCACCAACACTAGCGTAACCAGGGAAAGGTAAAGTTACCTTAAACTGATTGGCTCTTGCACCGCCGCCTCTTAGTCGAGATTTGAATTCATTAATGTTTGCCATTTTCTATTCTCCTCTAAAATTAAGCGCCTGCAACTTCAGTAAAGGCTACGCCTGAACGAGTTGCGACAAAGTTAAGTGAAATGAAGTTAATAGAACGATTAGGTTTGATAAAGATATCTGCCCTAAACTCATTTCTATCAATTACATCGCTCGTGTTATTTGTGTCATCACATACTACACTAAAGTCAGTAAGACCTTGACGACCTTGAACATCTCTCAAGAATGGTTCTACTAAGTTTCTAAAGTTCGCCCTAGAGAATTCGTCATTGAATTCAAATAGTTGGAATTTAGCAGCCGTAGAAACAGCCTTCTCTAAAGTAATGAACAATCTACGAACATTGATTCTATCAAATGCACTTGGTTTTGATTGTGCAGTCTTATCGCCAAACAACACAGTACCTTGTCCTGGGAAAGATACACATGGATTTACTCTTGATTTGTAGAGTTCATCTCTTTGTGTTTGATTAGGATTAAAGGCAAGTTTTACTGCGCCTCTAATTTGTCCACGATTGAAACCGCCTGGTGAAAACCATGCATCTGCAACACTATCAGTTCTTGCACAAAGACCAGCAATGTCTCCGTTAAGAGGCACAAATCTGTAAACATCATTGTACTTGTCATACATGTATTTGTAACCACTATCGATTACTGCATAAGATGATGAAGGTAAACCATCAGCAAATGCTACAACATTTTGAGTTTGCGTTACTCCGTTTGCAACGCCTACAACATCTGCCCTTGCAGGTGAAATAAATGCAACACAATCTTTTCTTGCAGTTGCAATATCCATAACAGCAGTTGCCTTTGTGTCGCCAGTAGCGTCAGCCGCAGTTGCAGAAGGTCCGCACATTAGTAAGTCTACATCAACTGTTTCTGCATCAGAAAATTTTTCATATCCAGTTGCAAATTCAGCGTTAGTAATTGCAAAGTCATCTGTACCACTTGCAAGTGAAACTGAATCTACTTCAAATGCATTACTTCCGTGTGTGTTATCAAAAGTTGTACCTTTCTTAGCACTACCTGCATTTGCAAGAGTAGTATCATGGTCCATGACATACACATACTTTGATTGCTCATAGATTACATCAGCATAATAGTTACTTGCACCTGTAGATGTTTTAGCATCAGAAGCCTGTGAAACGCCTTCAAATGTTTCTAAGATTGTT